TTACCAATAGCACAAAGTAATGCCCAAGCGTTACAGCAACGAGCATCACAGAATTTAAGTAATGAACAGCAAGCGCTTATACAAGATCGACAAATAGCTGCTGATTTCTTAGGAAAAAATGCTGCGTTTAAACAACAAATGGAAATTGCTAATTTAAGTAATGACCAACAAATGCGGTTAGCAAACTTAACTGCACAAAACCAAGCAGGTTCAGAAAACCTTAGTGCAGCTCAACAAACTGAATTAGCCGAACTTAACTCAAGGATGCAAACTAATTTATTACAGGCTAAACTAGCTCAAGAAATGGGTGTAGCTCAGTTAAGTGTAGACCAACAAACAGCTATGAACAATGCTGCATTAAATGCTAATATTGATTTTACAAAATTTAATACGGCACAACAAACTGAATTAGCAAACAGTAAGTTTATGCAATCAATGACAATGGCAGACTTTAATGCAAATCAACAAACGGCTATACAAAATGCTACAGCTTTAGCATCTATGGATTTAGCGGCAGCAGATCAGCGTACAAAACTTGCAATTACAAATGCTCAAAACTTTTTACAAATGGACATGGCAAACCTAACTAATGAGCAACAGGCTTTTATGTTAGACCAACAATTGTTACAACAAAGATTGTTATCAGATCAAGCCGCACAGAACGCTGCATCACAATTTAATGCTACGTCTGAAAATCAAATGAATCAGTTTATGACTAATCTTGCACAAGGAATTGAAATATTTAATAACACACAATTAAATGCAATGTCGCAGTTTAATGCGTCTGAAGAAAATAGAACGGCTGCGCTTAATGCACAGAATGATTTAGAAGCTGATAAATTTAATAGTCAAATGCAAACACAGGTTGAGTTGTTTGACCAAGAATTAGAATTTAAAACTGATCAATGGAACGCTCAGAACGAACAAGTAATAGAACAATCAAATGTTGAATGGCGTAGAAAATCAAATACACTAAATACAGCAGCCCAAAATGAATCAAATAGAATGGCTGCTCAAATGACTTTTAATATGTCAATGGGAGAACAAAACTTTTTGTGGCAACAGATGCGAGATGAAGCTTCGTTTTCTCAACAGGCTTTAGAAAGTGAAAAAGAAAGAGCTATGCAAATTATGGCATCTATCTTTGGTAATACAGAACTTATGGATGATACTAGAGGTAGAACAAAAGCAGAACAAATGGCAGCAGAACTAGAGAAAATTGTATTCGGAAGATACATATAGGAGTAAGACATGATATTTAAAGCAATTGGAAAAGTATTTAAAGGTGTTGGAAAAGTATTTAAAGGTATTGGCAAAGGTATTATGAAAGCTTTTAAATCTGTAGGAAAGTTTGTAAATAAACTAGGTATCTTTGGTCAGATAGGTATGGCGCTTATAATGCCCGGAATAGCTAATTTTGCGCTGTCGAGTTTGTCCTCGTTAGGTACAGGGTTTATGTCAAGCTTGGCAACAACAGCAGCAGGAGAAGGCTTTAAAGCAGGACTAGCAAGAGTAACTCATGCGGTACTAAAGGGTGCTATTACAGCAGGATCAAAAGTTTCTGGGGCAGTAAAAAGTATTGCAGACACCGCTACAGGTTTGATTACTGATTCAGTAAGGTCAGTTGGTAGTAGTATAGGATTACCACCAATACAAGTAACTGACGCGGCTGGTAACGTAGTAGCAAATCCGACAATAGGACAGCAAATGAAACAAACATTAACAAATGCTAGTAACCGCGCTACAACAGGCTATAACGACTTTATAACAGGAATGAAAGATGTTGGTAGAATAGCACAAGATACAGTAACTGGAGACTATGCTCCTCGATATGAAACATTTACAGAGGCAGGAAAACCTAGTTTGTTTTCTAAAACACCTACAGATCCTGTACTTGTTACAAAAGAAGTTGGCTACGATACAGCAGCTAGACAAGCATATGAACAGTCTCCAGAGTTTTTTGCAACAACAGAAACAGGGCAAGCAAAGATATCTGAATTTTTAAAAACTCCTGAAGGCACAGAATTTTTAACTGGTACACCAGCAGGTAGGCGAGCGTCAGCTCAATCTCTTTTAGATAGAGGCGGCTATATGCCAGAAAACATTACAGCAGATCCATCTAGTATTGAAGCTTTTAATGTCCCAGAATCTTATTTTCCAGAAGGTATGCCAAAAGCTGTATCTCCAGATCAAACGCTAGGAACTAGAAAAACACTAACAGGATCTATTGGTGAATCAATGAAACTAACATCGCCAACTCAAATGGGACAACAGATGGTAAGTCAATACGCTATGTCACAATTAGCACGAGATCAACAGGCTTATCAAAAACCAGCAGATTTTGCAGCCTATAGATTCAAATTTAAATGCGTATACAGATAACCTTGCATCACTAAATGATGAAAATAATTTCTGGCCTAATTATAAGTCTGTTGAAGATCATTTTAGATTTGGGTCAAATTCTTTAGTCGGAGCTAGAGCATAATGGAAATAAACAACGAAGAATTTAGAAAATTTGCAACGCGAACAAAGCGTCCTATTGCTGGACAGTCGTTAACTGATGATCCTGAAAACCCTTGGCCTTGGGAAAGACCCCCACGATTTACAACTAAGGAAGAAGGAATAGATTTTTTTGCAAGTTTATTTACAGATGAA